TACCATGTGGGTTTGGCATACCTCGATACATTTCGAAACCAGCGAGTTCTAAGTGACCAAATAAAATTTGTGCTTTTGTATTCTTTACAAAGTTCAAAGATTCATCATAGTTAGTATTATTAATCCATGGTAGCATTGCAATAATACAATCACTAAAGTTATATTCAATTGGCTCTGAATAGAATGTGATATTAGGATTGTTAAACAATTCATTCATTGCATTGACTTCATTTGTGTTCCGATATGGAATATCATGATTGCCGACAATACCAACAAGTTTGATATTGTTATCAATACAAGGTTGAACAAAGATTCGTTTAAATTCTTTCAAAGTGACATAATTGATAAACTTTCGCCTATCAACAATATCACCAAGATGAAAGATGGTTTGAATATTATTTTTTAAGATATATGGAAAGAAAATATTGGTATAAAATTTTTCAAAATAATCTAAAAAAATATGACTGTCATTACGCACACCAAAGTGTGTATCAGTTATAATTGCTGCTTTCATATTATCAATCTGACATCAACGTATCTACTGCAGTATTTCTATTTCTTTTTCTGCGTTTTGTTTCTTCAAAATTCTCAATGAAAACATCAATATGATCTCTTGACCATTCATCAGCTTTTGATTTGTTTACATAATCAGTGCCACCATCATGATCTTGTGTATCATAATTCATATTTGTAACATTAATTTCATCTGCTAATTTATATTTTGTATAGAGATGTTTCTTTTCTTTTTGAATTCTTCTTAGGAATGCATAAAAGATAATTTGTGTGAAATACGCAAAAGGATTTTGAGATTTTTCTGGATCAAAATTATCGATATATTGTAAACAGTTTTCAATACCATCGGAGATAAATTCATCTTTGAAGGTATAATTAACAAAGTTTGGTTTATGAGAAAGATGAACAGCAATCTTCATAATACACTCGCCAATATACGGAGTGACAGGAGGTCGTTGTTCATTTCTTTTCTCTGCTTCAACAACTGATTTTTTATACTCAATCATTGCAGCAAGAAACTCTTTGTTGTTTACATAATGTTGTGATTTTTTCTTTGCCATATTAGTGTACCATTATATTTGTGTTTGCAAATTTTTCATATAAAGCTCTGGTTATTTCTTCTTCATACTCACGAGATTGCGTATTTTCTAAAGATTCCAAAGCCTCATTGTAAAAATCAACTATATCATTGGTTGGAATACCAGAGGTTACTATATGATTCCTTCTTAAAAAAAATTCTTGTTCATTAACAAAAGGAATCCATTTTGATATTTTAACTGAAGATCCAAAGTTAGTATGCCGAGAAAAAAGTTGAAGAGGATTGACTAATAATAATCCTTCATCATCTTCTCCATCAACAGACGAAATTAAATTTTCTCCAGTAACTAATTTAAAGTATAAAATATTTTGGTCCATTAGTAAACCTTTTTATAAATTTATATTATAAATTTTATACTCAAACTCTTCTTCGTTATAGATTTTTATTCTTTCAGCAAAATGTGTTAGTGTGTAATTTGTTTTTGACTTGTTTCTTAAATCGTCGGCGATGTCGAAGAGCGTAGCCCTAGTTTTTTCATCACCCTTGCGTAACCCCCTTCCAATAGATTGGAGATTGCGAATGCGAGACTTAGTGGGAGAAGAAAAAATAATATTATGAAGGTTACGAATATTAATCCCCGTACTAAAAGTGCCATACGAAGCAATAATGATTGCGTCTTTTTCTTTTTCGGTAATAGCCCTGATCTGTTCGCGTGTCTCTGCATCCGTGCCTCCGTATACAAAAAAGACTTTTCGATTGTTTTCCACCGACTTTGATATTAAATCATAAAGTATCTTTCCATGCTTTTCTACATATTGAAATAATAAAAGAGTATTTCCATTCAATGATAATGCTAAGTTCTTTATAAAAACATTTCTTCTATTATTACTTATTATAAAATCAATCTCATCTTGATACTTCATCTTACTGACAAGTTTCTTTTCTTCATCAGTATACTTCAAAACTAAACACTTAATTCTAAAGTTTGCCAGGTGATCTTGTTCAATCAGTTCTTTTGTTTTTACAAATTGCTTTACTTTACCAAACAATCCTTCAAGCACGAGCTTATGCGTTTGTGTGCCATCAAGCGTACCAGTAAATCCAAATCGATACTTACAATCAACTAACTTAGTCATGATAGATGTCAAAGACTTTGCTTTAAATAAATGACATTCATCTCCAACGACTACCTCATATTGAGAGAAATATTTCTTTGGTAAATTATATAATGACTGCCATGTTGATACTACTATTCTTGCATCTGTTTGTTTTTCATGACCACTCATAATAATATGAATATCATTTACATCAGAACCATACTCAACAAAGTCCGATTTCATCTGATGTACTAGCGAAGTTGTAGGGACAATAATTAAAGTTTTTGAATCACCATACCATTGAGTCAAAAGCCATATAATAAATGATTTCCCTGAAGCAGTAGGTGAAACAAGTAAACTACGATTGTTTCGTACAAGATGGACAAAACTTTCTAATTGATAATCGCGAGGAGTAAATTTAGTTTTGAGTTCTTGTATAAATTCTTTTGCTTCTTTTACTGAAAAATTTTCTTGTATATCAATATTGTCCAAAATGTCTAGATCATATTCGCGTTCATCAGCAAAATGTTTAACATATGGCAATAATCCAACATACAGCTGTTTTGTTCTACCATCGTAAAGTCTGATACGGCCATCCCACATACGATTACGATACGCAGGCATAAACTTAGCACCAGGGACTGTAAACGTGAAGTAATCCGACAGCTCCTGTCGTATAACAGGTTCTGCATCGACCTTCATATATACTTCATTTTCCTTCGATATTATCAACGTGTTCGCTCTAACATCATTATTGTCCAGAAGTAAATCGGAGGAAATCCAGACTGTTTTTGATGACATAACCCCTCGAATTTATTGCTTTTATTATTTCTTCGAGTACATCAACCATCTCTTGTTGATATGCTATTTTTGTATTTAACTGCACCATCTCATCATCACTGTCTACATAATAATTTATATCTTGTTTAAGTCTTTTATATGGATAAGGTTCTCGCCCAAGTTCAGCAAGATCTTCTGGATTATTAAGATCGCCTCTATAGTAATCCATCAAGCGTTGTTGTAATTGCTTTTGCTTCATCTTAAAAGCACGAAGTTTCAATCTCTCATCAGAGAAATGTTTTAGATATTTACCATGTAAGATTGGAATATTTAGACTCTCGCGAGACAATTCAGTCTCGTCAATCTTAGAGTCACTCTGCCACATAACAATAATGTCTTCAATTTTCATATACCGAAACTTTCTCCACACCCACAATTAGAACTTGACATTGGATTCTTTACGGATAAGAAAGAACCACCGAGCTCAACAACATAATCAATCGTACTACCTAATATATATAACTCGGACATAGGATCAATTACCAACACATTATCAATTGGATTACTCCATTGAATATCATTATTATCTTTTGCAAACCCCCATACGTACTGGAATCCAGCACATCCTCCAGACTTAACATACAATGATACATAATCATTGTCTGGTTTGATTGAGTTTAGATAATTTTTAGCAGAAGATGTAATATTTACCATTTATATTACCTTAAAGAGACTACAAAGTCTATTATACTGTAATTTTTAAACAAGTAAATAGATTTTTATAACTTTTCGATTGTAAAAATACGATATCTAAAAACAACATCAGCTTCTAGGTATTCTACATCAGTCTGCGTGACATCAAACGCTAGTGGTGAAAGTGACAGAGGGAACATGTCTTGGAATGCAATACGTATAGATGGATTTTGATTTGAAGATAAAACCATAATCGATCCATCAGAAAAAATACCATCATTTTTCTTTATATTTTTATATTGATCTAGTGAAACAGGATGACCTAGTCCAATAATCCAATCATGAATTTCAAGATAATTTGACATGTTTTCATCTACGCGGAATCGTAGAGAGAATGGTTCGTAAGTGACTCTATCACCAGGTCTTGGAATTTGTCCTATTGGGTTTGGTTGTAAAATTTCTTGAATAGAGATTGTGGGCAGAGTAGCACTTTGACAAAAGTACTCGACATTAGGTGCTCTGTTAAGCTGAAATCTAAATCCAAGTGGAGATAGAAAATTTACATTTTGCGTAAGATTGTTTTCATTTAAAGTGTTTACGCCAATCTTTGGTATTAATGCCATGTCTTAATCTCTTTTATAAATTCAGCTACGCGATAACCTTTATGATTGTCAGTATATGACACTTGAACTTCTTTAATTACAGCTTCTACATAATCTTTCCAATAATTCAAAAATTTATGTACTCTTGGAAGTTCTGGTGTAATATCAGTTGTCTGCCAAACAAACTCTTGAATGATGTCAGAATAATCTGGCATGTAATATAATATGTCTACTGTTACTATGTTAGGCTTTACCCATATCATACATATATTTATAATAACACAAAAATAAAAAAAGAGGGGAGCCGAAGCCCCCCTCTTGCCCGATTGACTCGGATCTTATTATTACATAAGATTTGCAACATTAACGATGCGATAGTATATATTCTTCTGTTGTGAAGAAACAACACCGTTTGCAGCGCTTGTAGCAAAAGGATTGGCGACAATGCCATACCTGGTTTTGAACCCGATTTTGGGTTGGAAGGTATTCTC